CTGTTCCAACTGTGATGGTGTCACTCTGATACCAATGATGTGTGCTGAAGCCTCTGAAGCCTCAGGATCGACAGTTCTTTTGTTAGCCATCACTTACCGTCCTTGAATGATGCAAGTTCTTTGTATGCCTTACGCAATGCAGGGAGGTGGGATTCCATCCACTGCTGACCTTCAGGGATTTCGGCGTTAGCAGCTACAACCTTGGGGTCAATGCCCTTGTCAACGCAAGCCTTAGTGAACTGCTCTACCTGTTTAGGTGAGAGTGGTGTCAATGTGCGTGGCTTCTTCGCAGGAATGTGTGGTTCGTGGTCAGTCTTAGGGAACTGCTTCGGAATCTGCTGGGTCTTTGGAGCCGGTGCAGGTGCTGGGCGATCAACGTCGTCCCATTCCTGCTTAGTCCACAGGCTGAGGCAGATACCAAAACGCATAGCAGCATTGCGAAGGAAGTCAGACGCAAGTTCTTTCAACAAGTCAGGCTTGTTATGTGCGACCGATCCGATACCGAGGCGACGTACACCGTGGATGGTAAGCCAACCAGCCATGTGTGCCATGCCGTTCTCGACACGGTATGCGGGCAGGCCGTCAGTGCTGAACGCCACTGGTTCCCATGTCCACATCGGGTCAATCTCGATGATCATCTTGGTGACATCAGCGTGACCAACGAAGTCAAGCTGCATACCACCTTTCGGCAACTTGCCGATGATCTTCGGATCTGGTACTCCGTATTTGTTAAGGACTTCATCAAGTCCGATTGTTTTCTTTTCCATTATTTATCCCCTTTCAAGAGAAATGTGCGGGTTGATGACTGCTTAGTAAAAGTTGCAGCCAACTCAGGGTGTGCAAGTTTGAACGCTTTAGCGTCAAACGATTCACGGGTCTGTGCTTTCCATGTAGCCACTGTGGTGCCGTCAATGACAGCAGTGTCGCAGTCGCCGATCATGTCACAGATTTCTGCTTTCAACTGGTCTTCCATCTCTTTGTACGAAGCAAGTTCGCTACGCACATGACGGAGCCTGTCAAACAGTTCTTTGGATTCAGTGGGCAGTTCTTGAACACGGTTCACTGAACGCTGATAGCGGGTCTGAATGGTTTCATACGACCACTTGACACCGCTAGGGATCATGCCTAACTCGATAGCGTTAAGCCAGGTTTCGACAGCAGAAACATGCTCGGCAAACTCTGCCGGTGTGATCGTCTGCTTGTGCAGGTGAAGGATCATGGACGGATCAAAGATGGCCCACATGACTTCATTGGTGTCGGCACACAATGCCTGTTGGATTCCTTGGATGCGCCAGTAGTCAGGCAGTTCACCGTTCCAGTTACGGGTGGTGGTTTTGATCTCAAGGATCTTGCGGTCATCGCCGTCTTCCCAGTAGCCGTCAAGGGTGGACACCATACGCGCACCGTTCGGTGAGTCACACGCAAACATTTCTTCAGGTGTGATGTATGGGATACCAATCTTGTCCACTGCCCATTCAAGTACGAATGGTTCAAGACGGTTGCCTCGTTCCATCGCAGGGTTGGGTGGGATTGGTGATGGTGCGACATCACCGAGTAGTTCTGCTGCGTACTGCTCACGTCGCACGAATGGATGCAACCCGTAGATTGCAGCTACCGCTGATGCGGATACGCGCTTGTTGCCGTCTTCATCACGGAACCGGATGTTTAACCAATCTTGTCCGCCGTGTTCGGGCTTCTCAATACGGTAACGATGTAAAGCCATGTGGCTCCCCTTCTGTTGTAACTGTTAGACAGAAACATACAGGCAGGGTGTATCAAAGTCAAATACAAATATCTGAAATTGTTTTCATGGTGCGGATCATGCCGACAGGGATGTGGAACGGGTTGATTCCTTCGCCTCCGTGGTATGACTGCCACACGGTGACATGATCTTTCTTGCCACCTGGTTCGTCAGCCGGTACAAGGAACCCAACTGTTTCGACAATGACTTCTCCATCGTCTTCGTATGTCTCTAGTGTTTGCCATCCACTTTCACCTGTGTGGGCATCAGCCCAACAGACCAAGACAACGGGGTACTCATTCTTCTCCATCTGGTTCTCCTTCAACACGGCACGTCGGGCAGTGACGACCTTCGTTGATATCCCATCCGTAGTCACAGTTGGGGCAGGTAAGCCAGTTCTTCAGGGAGGTCATAGCCTCATAGTAGTAGAGGTTTTAGGCGGCCTTCATTGCCTTTATTTGCAAGGCTCGCAACCGTTCAACAGCAAGAAAGAAAGCATCGTGATCCGCTTGGGGAACAACTGTTTTGGCGAGGTACTTCAGGATGATTTCAAGATCTTGTGGTGTCATAAGACGACCGATGATATCACCGTCGAGGTTTCGTTACATGATCCTCAAGTGTTGTTAAACGGTTCTCGATACGGTCAATCGCATCACGCATAGATGAACCACTGTTGTTCTTCATGTTCATCTCGACATAAGCAATTGCTTTATCTAGCCGTGTTGCCCACCGATAAATGGGAAGAACAAACCCACGATAGATAACACCGCAGGAAGCAACAACAGCTGCCACCATTCCAAGAGATTGTACAAGTGTCACTTCCCGTCACACCACTGCCAGTGCCAGTGTTCAAACTCTGGTGACTTGATGTTGTCCCCTTGAAGGTAGAACCCAAACGTCGGTGCGTTCTCGCACATCCACTTGAAGCCCTTCTTCGCTGATGCCATGCCGACAATGTTGCCACCCTTGCCTTCGACAGCAAGGTCAATGGCTAGACCCCAGCCGTGGTTAGAACCTGACTTTCCTGTCGGATCTGGTGCAGCCGATGGTGCCTTGCCCTTCTTAAGAATCCAAGTCTTACCGTCAAACTTGCGGGTCACTGTGTTCTTCTTGCCAAGGCGCGGATCATTCGGCTTTGCTACTTCGTAGCGATCCATGAACATTGCGAACTGTCCGTCATAGGAACGGTAGTCACCGATGTTGCGGAGTTGAATACCTGCGGCCATTGCTGCGTCATACATTTTGTTGAACGCTTCGGCTGCTTCCTTGTACATCTTGCCACCGGTTTTGACACCAACAAGAAGGCTCTTGTCAAGACGACCGTTGATCTGGCCTTTCAGACCAGCGGGAACTACCAACTTCTTGTACGGCAAAGCCTTTGACATTTTATTCTTCTTCCATTGCGACCCCTGCAACGATGGCAAGGATGTTGATAACAAAAGCAATCGCGCTGATGAACAGTGCTTTGCTTAGGGTTTCACCTGAGAGGGTGATGAGCATGAGTGCGGTGCTGGTTAGCCACAATGACAGGCTAATTATGGAGCCGAGGTGTTTCCGCATGGGTTTTACATTATCACTTTCGCTTAATTGGCATGACCATCGCTGAGGTCACCAAGGTCATAACGACGAGTGTGCGACGTGTGCCAACGGGGACGGTTGATCCGAGTGGGACATAGGAGTCAACTGCTCCGCTGAAGATGTTGACTTCGGATTCAAATGATTCTCGGACGGCGGTTGGTGCGTCTTGTACTGCAGCTACGAGGGCGGTGAGTTGTTCTTCGGTGAGGTCTTCTACGACTAGGGCTTCAAAGATTTCGGTGGCTTGTTCACCGGTGATGGTGGCGAGGACTTCGGGGTTGGTGGCGAGTTCGGTGGCTTGTTCGGGGGTCACAACCTCAGGAACTGTATTACCATTCTGTATCGTCGTAGTCGTCACTTGGGTTGTCGATGGGCTTGAAGTAGAACTTGAAGCCTCTGGGACGCTTACAGTCACCTCTGAGACGGTTGTAGAGGTACTCGTAGGGATCATCGTAGTCGTCGTCTGCACTATCGAACTGGAGGTAGATGATGCCGTACTGGATGACGGACTGACCGTTGTAGTCGTACTCGGCAGAGTCGATGTCGCCAGGCTCAAAGTCAATGTTGTCGTGGGCGGGTCGGGCAGTGTCGTCGTAGTGCTGGATGATGTTGACGAACTTGATGTAGTCAATGGCTCGCTCGTTGAAGATGTTGTCGTTGCCATCGTCGTAGTCGTCCATACGGCCATCGTACTAAATGCAGAGTCAGGCACGATTGCCCACTCGTTCTGCACCATCCACCACAGTTGCACCCACGCACCGCCACCGTTCTCATAGAACCACAGAGTTATCTGTTTAGACACACCTTCTTGGAACTGCACCGGTTGCGATACAGATCCGCCACCACCTTTGTCGTACCAATCTTCCGTGATTAGTTCGCCATCTAAATACAGTTTGGTGCCATCATCAGCCTGCGCCATAAATTCAACAGGGCAAGTACATGGTGCAGTGATAAAGCCTTCGTACTTGACAGCGAAGTCTTCGTACATATTGAACAACGGTCGGCTGTCAAAGTCTTGGTTGACATCAGGGACAACCATTGACCCGACAACACGGTTGTTGCCAGGGTAAGGCGGGGCGTTGTTGTACCCGTGGTTGTTATAAACAGTGATCGTTATTCCCGCTGTGTTCTCAGCCTTTGCTGAAGAAGAAAGCAGGACGGCGCAAGCCCCTAAAAAAAGTAAGACCCTAAAGAGTCTCGGAGTCACGCTTCACGCCGAAAGCAGCATCGACTTCGTGGGCTTCCAACTTGCCGTCAAGAGAAGCCTTGGCAAGATTGACAAGCACGTCGGCGATAGCGTGGAATCCACCAAGAGCTGCGGAATACCACAGTGGGATCGAGACACCGGTACCGACCGAGTTGATGATGCTGGAACCTGTGATGATTGTGAGGCTCGACATGATGAACAAGGCGACTACACGGCTTGCGACATCCTTGGCAATCTTCAGTGACAGCATTGGGGTTCTCCTGGTGGTTAGCCCCTTCAGCGACTAGGAGGATACTACCATTTTGCTAGTGGGCAGGAGGCGTGGAGTAGCCCTGTTTTGACTGGCATAAAACATCCGCACTTTCTGCATTGGTTAGTTGGCATATATTCGGGGCAGGTTTCACAGATGGCTAGGCGTTCTGCTTTAAGGGGATCATCCACGGTTGGGGTGTCGGGGTTGAGCAGAGCCATTGGGGTAACAATCCCTGCTTCTTGGCGGGCTAAGTTATTGGCCTTCCATTGGTCCCAAGGGTTCATGGTTTTTAATCGTGCTTAATGATGTAATTGACAACCACATGAGGCTGGTAATAAGCCTCGCCACCACCTGTATTGGCGTTGGTCATCGTGATGGCTGTGCCGACTGTCGCTGAAATACCAGTAACTGCTGACGCTGTTGATTCTGTGTACGCAGAGCCAGGACTATCGCTGTCAATCATTGCCCCTGTAAAATCCAAACCTGATAACGCTTCTTGACCGTTGATGGTGTGGACATGACCAGGGTCCGTAATCGTCACCGTTCCTGAAGCCAAAACAGCGGTGTTGGCATGGCTGTGGCTCGGAAGATTGTTGGTGCCGATAGTGGTCGAACCACCTGTAGCCAGCAAAGTCAAAGAAGCGTTGTCGCCCAAGGCAAAACGACCACGCAAGTCAGGGGTTGTGCCACCCACGATTGCAGCTAAAGCGGTATAGCCGGTGGTGGCTGTGCCGTCACACAAAAGCCAACCTGTAGGGGCAGATGCACCACCGTACATAGCAATAGTTCCGACAGGGACAAGAGCATTAGCAACAGCCGTAGCCAACTTTGCAAGGGTCACGCTTGTTGATGCCAATTCATCTGATCCGACAGCACCAGTTGCAATTTCACTAGCCCCAACAGCGTTAGCTGCAATCTTGGCTGCTGTCACTGCATCGTCAGCGATACCAGCGGTAGAAACTTGACCCCATTCAGGAGCAGTCGCACCGCTGTTCACCTTCAACACCTGACCGGCAGTACCAATCGCCAACTGGGTTGGATTAGACGCACCCTGATAAACAATGCCACCTTCGTTTGCATAGGTAGAGACAAGAAGGTTCGCTTGGTTCGCTTCCAACGCTGTGAAGACAGGGTAAATCGTGGCACCACCTGCGTGTACACGATCCGTGGTGTCATCCACCCCTCGACCGTTAGCCGAAGCAGACCAGCCCGACGTGACTTCCTCATCAACCACCGTCAAAGTTGTAGTGGTCGCATAGATAACACAAATCTTTTCTTCGTTTGCAGTACCAGGGTTGACCACAACAAAGAACGGGGCTGAACCTGTCGGCCAACCCGACATGGCAGTAGCAAGGGAGATTGTTGTTGCACCTTGGGCAAGACCACCCGATGCGAGTGTGTTACTGACGGGTGCGCCCTTATATGACCGACGACTCTTAGCCATTGTTTTCTCCTAGTTTTCTACCGAACGCAAGGTTACAACAAGCGTCCCGTCAAATTGCCATGTGGTTCCGTAAGCATCTGATGAATCCCAAGCCACATCTTCAACGATCACGGTATGTGAGAACGATCCGATTTGGAGGGTGATGATACGAGGGGATGAAATCAGGGTGTCAAAGAACGACTGGTGTTCTTCCACGTCGTAGAAGTATTCCATGTTGCGAGCCTTCACTGACCGGTGCAACAGGATGGGAACAACAAAGACTTGTGAACGGAACGGCGTTACATAGGCTCGCGCCATCCAACGGGTCAGGGTCGGACCAGTTGAGACAGTGGTTGTGCTACGGGTGAGTGTGAACTTGAAAGCTGCTTCAATGGCTTTAGCGTCTGATCCGTCAACAGTGAATTCAGTGTCGTTTTGTTCAAGCCATGTGGCTAACTGCTGGTATTCGCCGTTGTCAATCTTGAGGTGCGGGGTGATGGTGCCGATAAGCGGGGTGGCACGGGTGTCAACTTTGGCAACGAACTTGCGATCTGGGATACCCCAACGCCATGTTCCTGTTTCAATCTCGCCTGATGCAACGAGACTGCTTGAGTCCTCTGCTACCACGCCAACACCAGAGATGGTGAAAAGTCTTTTACCTGAAAGCGTGGCAACCGACTGAACTGTGCCTGTGCTGTTGTACATCAAATCTGTTGCGTAAGCAGGGGTGTTAGGGGATGTGAACACCGACAGATCTAAGCGTCCAAGACCGCCTGATGTCCCGTCATAGTTGCTGTACCCGAACCAAACAAAACGGTCTTCACTGCTGAAGCCTTTAACATCCCCCGACGTTGTTATTAATGAACCGGCGATAAGGTTCCCTTGAGAATCCGTTGAACAGAATCGGACACCTTTATTTGTTCCGATAATAACGAAACCAAGATAACCATGTAACGCTGTTGGGTATTCCCCTGTTGGCAGTTCTAAAGCAACGATAGCGACATCTACTGTGCCGTCTGTTTTGATACCTAAACGGTAGACAATGCCTGCATCGTTTGAGTATCCCGCTACATAGATAGCGTTTTGCCCGCCGACAATCCCTGTGCAAACAAAGTTGGGGTCACGCAAAGTTGCTGTTGCTGTTCCATGAGAAGTGCTGGCAGCATAAGGAATGATATGCACATGAGTATTGGCAGTGTCGTTGTGGACACCAAGCACGAAGCCTTTAGCGAAGCCTAACTTTATGTAGTTGTATGTACCGCCTGATGTGGCGTAATGATCAGACAGACTTGCCCCACCAATAGTTGTCATCAACACACCCTCATTGGCGTATGCAACATAGATTTGTTTTCCGTCAGTAATGATGTCGTTAATGGCTGCGGTGGGCGCACCAGTAGTTACTGAAGTCCAAGTAGGAGTAGCGGCGTATGGGTTGGTGCTGTACTTTAATGTTTGACCGTCAGCCACATAAACATAACCATTGACCTCGATCATTTTTAGGTTTGTTCCTGTCATGGCAGATGACGACGGGAGTCTGGTTGCGTTAAGCAAAGACAACTGACCTTTGATCCAAGGGTTAATACCTTTGGATTTGTAGAACATATAGTCCTTGGACTCGGCTGTGTCGGAATACTGTTGACCCGCGCCAAAATGCCACGAGTCCTGTCCACGTCGCCACAAACCACCAGGGTTAATAGCTGCCTCACCAGGGGTTGTGGAATCGTCCGTTGAATCACGGACACGCTGTTCATAACCGCGCTGGAACTTGCCTGAGCGTTGATCAATCATGTAGGGGCGACCGTCAATAGCAACAGGGAAAATGTTCGGGACAAGCGAAGATGTTGAGGTGCCTGAGAAGTACGGCGGTGTCCCTGCATACGGCAAGGTGAAGGTAGTCACCGACATCGGTTAAATCCTTGAAAGGATGGTGGGGTATTGGCGTTGCAGTTTTGCAGCTTCAGCGGTGATACGGTCACGGCGCATACGCATCAGGTTCGTAATAGATCCTGACACTGCACCGGCTGTGACTTCCTCAGCACGACGGGTATCCCCCTGTGATTCGGTGAAGTTACGCTTCACTTCCCGTGGGTTAACCAAACGGATCTGTGCGCCGATGATCAAGATGTCTTCACAAGAGGACGGTAGCCCTGTCATGTTTTGGATGTTCTGTGATTCGGTAGAAACATTTGTGAACGGGGTTTTATAGACGATGTGGATTCGGCTGGTTGAAACATCTTCGTCAAACTTGAGGGCATAGCCTGAGTTGAAGTCATCGTTTGGCAGGTCACGGATGAGGCGTACACGGCGGATCTGCTGGTATTCAGTTGTCAGATACCGGCTAGACACTGATATCAAGTCAATGATTGTGTCGGTGGTTGGGATGTTGAGCATTGTCCACGAACCGTTGTAGTCAATGTCCATAGTTTTGACTTGGAACAAACCGTTCATCGGGGATGAAAGGTCGTCTAGTTCGGCGTTGATTGCCTCAATGATTTGGTTGCGGGGGAACTTCGGATCGACAACTACGATGCTGTTGTTGGTGTGGGCTGCTGGGGTGGTTCCGTTCCAGCCACGCTCGACAGTGGCTGATTTGCTGCCGACAGCGATTTCCCATACATACATGAGTTCAGCGTCAACCTGGATGACGACACCTTCGCGGATGCCTTTCATGTCGTATTGGACGCTAACTGTTGTGGCGGTCGCAGAGACAGACGCAGCTAGTTTGTTGCGTTCTTCTACCGTCCCCGACAGTAACTGTCGTACAGTACGATCAATAACGGTGCTGACTGTTGCCACTTGGCTCCTTATATACGGACAGCCGTATCATAGCCGATACCATTCAAGGTTCGCCTGAAGCCTCTGATCTGTGGGTGCTATGGCTACAGCGGTGGAACCGTGGAAGAACGCTTCGTCTGTGTCTCCGAGGTGGTGGCAGGAGATAGCCATCAGGTCGTGAGGCAGCCAACCCCAAGCGTCACCTTCACAGAGATAGTCCATTGGTTTCTCGGTGATCTGTAAAGCCATAGCGCAGGCATGTCGACAGGCAACCCAGTCTTTCTTGTTGTAGTACACCACCGCCAGATCAACCCACGATTCCCGACGTGAAGAATCTTCAGCGATGGCTTTGTATAGGTGATGTTCGGCTGAGTCGGGTCGCATCTTTGCTAGGTACCGGTATGAAGCTGCTCGTTCGGGTTGCCATTGGGAAAGTTTGAGATGTTCAGAGAAATGGTATTGGGCTAGTGCGTGTTCGCCGTGGAAGAAGTATTCACGGGCTAGGTAGAACTGGTTGCGGTCATCACGAGGGTCTTCCTCTACTGCCATCTTCAGGAGGGGGAGGTATTGGGAGCGTGACTTGGTGCTGTCAGGGTGATGGTGGATTTCTAATCCTGGTACGAATCCTTGTCGTTCTCCATTGAGAGGTTTGAGGACTTCATGGACTGGATGTTTCCATGTGTAGTCACTGCGACTGTGGATTTTGTCGCCTGCATAGGTTAATCCTTCGGAGCCATCTGAGTTCCATGACCATACATATTTGTAACGGGGTCGGTTAACGGTTGGGTTTTCTTTGAGGAATGTTTCAAGGGCTTTTCTCCACCCTGGTTGCAGTACCTCATCCATGTCTAACGAGATGCACAGGTCTATATCATCGGGGAGGCAGGCGAGTGCGACATTGCGGGCGTGGTCAAACCTCCACGGGTCAAAGGTTTCTACCTCTACTGTGACATCAGTGTCCCATGCTATTTGACAGGTGTTGTCTGTCGATCCTGTATCAAGAATAAACCGGTAGTCGGCTTCCTTGCAGGATTCCGCCCATCGTGCGACGTGCTGTTCTTCGTTCTTAGCGATCGTATATACCGCTATTTTCATAACCCCTCCTAACTAATTGCGTTGAAGTATTTCTTCCAACAATTCTTTCTTTTTTCTTAGAAGCCCAAAGACTATTTTAGGGAAAGTTAGGTTGTCAGGAAAAGTATTCAAAATATGTTCGCATACCCCATCAACGTCGCCGTGTTCTTTTGGTTCAACAATGTTGTGAGTGACCAATGCTTCGTTCCATTCTTCCCTCAACCATTGCGTCTCTATTCCCAAACATTCCTCAAGATCAAAAATCGTTGGGTTAAGTTCAACAATTTTACTAAAGGTCATATACGGAATATTGTCAATAACCAAACTGTTTATCGCATCAGAAATTTGGTATGTCCCGTGAGTACGGGTTCGTGCTGACATATCACCTTGCAAGTATTTCATTACTTGCATATCTGGCTGACCAGCAATAATGCTTTCCGATATACCAAACCCATCTATAAATTGTTTTGCTTTTGCTGAAATCTGCTCGGTGTTGTTAAAAGGTTCTTCAGAAACCTTGGCCCATTCAAAAATCAACTTAATCATTTCAGAAAGAGTTTCCGCTGACTGGGGAAGTTCTGCGTTATTGATGTGGTCAAATCTTATGCCCGTGTCATCGCCTTCGTGTTTGAAATAAACAATATGTCCAATCCCGTTGATACTTAACACCGGTTCATACACTTTGATTTTTGTTATACCATCTATCAGCCCTTTTTCTTCTTGACCGACTGGAAAAAATTTACGAGGACCAAACAATGCGTTGTCGCACCGCCAATCTTGTCCTTTCAAAAGGACGGGACAAGAATTCATAAACAAAAAAACCCCTGAAGGTTCATCATCCCTGTCTGTCTTGTAATAATCAACGATTCGTTCATACGGGTTCAGAAGAATGTTTTCCTGTTGCAAACCGTTAGACGCAACATAATTATGTTTACCGCTATGTTGGAATAAGTTTGTAAAAGCAACAAGAACTTGGTCAACTCCGACTTGAAACAAATCATACTTTTCTGTTTCGACAACAACCATCTCCTGTGATTGCTTATGTAGCAGAACGATCTCTTGCGATGTTGATTTAATTTTTTTTAAGACATAAAACATTTTGTAGTTTTTTATTTTGTCTAATGTGAACTGTTCCATGATTTTCCTTCGTTACGGTCCGTAGTATTTAAATGTAATACCACCAGCAGTTCCCGCACCGAATACAGACCCGCCTGTACCTACGATTGTCCCAGATCCGACAGAGAAACCACCTGCTGCACCGTTTCCTTGTGTGCCTTGGCCGCCACCACCGTTTCCACCACGAAGACCGTATGCCCCGCCACCTGTACCGCCAGCACCGCCGACGTGGGAAGCACTGTTTTGTGTAGCTGCATTAGCCCCACCGCCGTCAGTACCGCCGCCGCCACCACCGGCATAGTAACCACAATCGTAGGAATAGTTATCTTGGAAATAACCAGCAGTACAACCGTTTTTGTCAGATGCTGTGCAAATAAAGGTTTGGCTGGAAACATAGTAGTAACCGTAAGTGGTACAACCCCCGATGTTCGCACCGTTGGTTCCTGAACCGACAGTACCTCCACGACCACCACATGACGCTCCGCAACTACCTGGGTGCTGTCCTGCTCCGCCGCCGCCACCAGTCCATGTTGTTGAACCGACAGTTAATGTTGTGCTGCCACCTGCGGTTGCACTACCAGTCCCACCGCCACCGTTACCTGCGGCACCTCCGCCACCTACTGAACCTGAAATTGTTTGTGTGCCAGTAGTTGACGATGTGTGACTAGCAGCAAGGCGATAGCCGCCACCGCCACCACCTGAATAGTTCGCTCCACCACCACCGCCGTACAAAAGCATTTCGTAAATAGTTGGGGCTATTGCAGAACCACCAGTCGGGGTAACTGATGGTATAGATAGCGACCAAGAACCAGCAGTTGTGTTTAAGTATGTCTTCAAAGACCAGGTGGTGAATGATGATGAAGATGTAGTGGTTGTGCCAGCAGCATTGGTAGCGACACAACGAAAATAGTATGTAGTACCTACAGACAGCCCAGTTATGTTGGCATATGAAGAAACACTTTGACCAGTAATCGGTGTAGTGGCGGCGTTGACTTCGGTGAATGAAGCAAAGTTGTTGGTTGTGTTGTACTGAAACTTAACTGTTGTGGAGTACAAGTTCGCGCTAACGGTTGCGTTTAACGTCGCTATTGATTGGTTAAAGTTGCTTGCTGCCGATAAAGAAACAGTCGGTGCCAACGCAACAGACGAAGCAATAAACCCACGCCTAATTGGCATTACGAACTCAAATCGCCAATAAGCACATAATCGTTAGAGCCGACACAGAACAGTGTTGCTGCTGAATACCTATCACGAAACTTAGGACCAGGTGTTCTATTCATCGTTACGCTAGAAGCAACTACCGTTACTTGTCCCGCACCTATTTGTAGAAGGTCAATAGCCTGACCAGCAGATAATGCTGTCGTTGCATTAACCGTGACGGTGATTGCTGACGCATTGTTTAAAGTAACCATTTTCCCTGCGTCACCCGAAACCAAACTGTATGTTGTCCCTGTTTGGGCGTTGATTGTTTGTGCGTTAGAAAAAGAAGCGGCTGCCCCTGTTGCGCCAGTTGGCCCAGTAGCACCGGCATTTCCTTGGATGCCTTGTGCGCCAGTAGGTCCTTGCGATCCAGTTGGACCTGTCGCACCATCCAAACCAGTTGCACCTGTAGGGCCTGTTGGACCTGTTGCTCCATCTATGCCGTTGGTGCCGTTGGTGCCAGACGCACCTGTTGCCCCAGTAGGTCCCGTAACTGTAGAGGCAGCACCTGTCGCGCCTGTCGCACCCGTGGGTCCTGTCGGACCAATGTTCGCTATGACAAGAAGGACGAGCAGGTTGTCTGCAAACCCTGATGCGCCTGTACCGCCACCAGTGGAGTAGGTAACAGGGACATCAATCCAAGAATTCACATGATCGGTGATCGTTCCACTGACAATGAACTTTTGGAAGTTCGCAGAGTTGCCAGCGTCTTGAATGTAAACAGTGTCGTTTGGTTTTAACAGCCCAAGGAACAAGTCAATGTCAAAACCATCAACATCGATATGGTTGATTTGCAACTGTGTCGCAGAAGTTTGAGTTGCATTGTTATACGCAATTAAGGCAGTGCCAGGGTTCCCGCTTGTGGTGTTCGTGTCAATTCTGTAGTCGTAGAAACTTGACGACTGACCCTGCGGACCCGTGGGACCCGTGGGTCCCGTGACGGTACTTGCTGCACCCGTAGCACCCGTAGCACCTGTTGGTCCAGTAACTGTGGAAGCGGCACCTGTGGCACCTGTGGGTCCGGCAGGACCCGTAGAACCCGTAGATCCTGTTGGTCCAGTTACACCTTGGTTCCCTTGGATACCTTGGATACCTTGTGCGCCTGTAGGTCCTTGTGCGCCTGTAGGTCCGATGTCTCCTTGTGCGCCTGTCGGACCTGTCGGTCCAGTGACTCCTTGCAACCCTGTGGAGCCTGTAGGTCCAATTGATCCTTGTGCGCCAGTTGCGCCAGTTGCGCCAGTGGGACCTGTGACTGTAGAAGCTGCCCCTGTAGAACCTGTTGGACCTGTTGGACCTGTTGGACCTGTGGAACCAGTTGGACCAGTAACTCCTTGGATTCCTTGTGCGCCTGTCGGACCTGTCGGTCCTTGTGGTCCAGCAGCAGAAGAACCGACAACAGTTACAACATTAGAAGTAATTAAGCCTAATGTTTCAGATGACTTAGTAACGGTGATGTTCAATGTAGCCATTGCTACCTCGTCACATCAGCAAGAACCGTGACACTACCTGCAAGAATTGTCGAGATAATACCGCTGGCGTTTTCTTCTAAATCCCAATAAGCCAAACCTGGTGAAAGCGTGGCTGAGTCGGCAGCTGACAACACACAAGTGACTTGACCAGCAGCACCATCAGTGACGGTACAAGTAAACGAACCCCTGATTGTGGTGGAGTCCTGCGTAGAACGGATCTGGGCGCGGTAGGTACGACCCGTGATGTTGATGGCTGTGCCAGTGTCATCCTGAATGGTGGCAACAATCGTTTCGGTGTCGCCACGGGTAATGATGAGATCTTGATCTGCTGGTTGCGCCATAACAGGGGTATCTTACACTAAACCGCAGCCCCTGATTCGGTGAGGACTCGATGGACATCTTCGGGGACTTCGTAGGTTTCACCTGGTGTCATCAGCCAGTGTTTGTTGCCGATGGTGGCGTTGACTTTGCGACGTACCTGCATGGGGATAACCACGGTCGCTGGGATGTGGGTTGGGTTGTCTAGCAGTTCACCGTTGGGCAGGGTGGCTATGAGTTTCTTGGTGGCGTTAGCCCATGAGAATGTTTTGGTTGCCGAGATTTGACTGGCTGCACGGATACGGTTTGCTTCTCGGTTGTTGTACGCCTCGACCATCAGTTCTTCAAGGACGGCCTGATTTGGTTCATCCCACAGCCCCACAGACTCTGCTTTGGATTTGCCACACGGAACTACCCCAAAGGCTAAATGAGCGAACTGGGACTGTCCTGTGCTGTCTGAGAGGATTGTAGGGATACCTGACGCTATGGCTTGCAAAGGCATCAGCCCGAACCCTTCGCCACGGGACACAGCAATAAAACAATCAGCCTTGTTAAACCATTCCCGCTGGGTATCCATCGTCATCCAATTGCGGTGCATGATCACATTCGGTGGGAACCGGTCAGGAGTATCACGGGCGTGAGGAGCTGCCTTGATATGCAACTCGCTGTTAGGCAACCCCAACGCTGTGAACGCTTTGACCACAATGTCTAAACCTTTACGGAACCACAACGATCCGCCAGCATGAAACCGAAAAGTTTCTGACTGTTCCACTTCTATCGGTCGCCAAAACCGATGATCAACACCCAACGGCACAACACTTACATTGTCATGGTGGCGTGAAAACAACTCACGGTTATGTTCACACGGGACAATGATCTGGTCGTACTTCGGCAGCCAACGCAGAAAATACTCAGGCAAAGTATCTGTCTCCCACATGGTGAAACACGCACGGTGCTGACCTTCATGCCAACCACCCGCCCCATCAGGGGTACCCATATAGACATCAGTCGAAGCCAACAGATCAAGGCTCACCGTCTTAGGAAGCGACGTGACAAACCCTTCAAGCATTGAACCATAGCCAAACTTCGGGTCTTCACACCCCCGCCAAGACTGGTAGTTCACGACTCTGAACTGACCGGCTTAGCCTCAGCAACAGTTGTGCCTTCAATCTGCCATTTCTCTGTAGCAGAAGATTCCAACAAAGCAGCCCCGTCAATCTGGCGTGGTTGCAAACCCTGATCACGCAAACGCTTATACGCAGGCATATCACGATTCCAACCTTTTTCCCGCTGGTTAATCGCCTTCACTTGCGCCCCACGGGTCGTTGATTCGTTGGCACCAAAACTGACACCGGCAACTCGACATCCAAAGCACCCCTCAACATCCAAGTTTGGATGTGTCTCTCTGTGTTTCATGGCGTTATGTAATCTCCATAGCCAGCGTCCCTAAGGTCTGCTTCTTCCTGCGCGGTCAACGGGTGGACATGACCACCGTGGTAGGTGATAGCAATCTCGGCTGGGTCAAACGGCTGGTTCTCAGTGAATGATCCGTCTGTCTTTTTGAACACATTGCGTCCACGTCGCCCTGGGCGTAACGCCGCAAAGATCCCTGTTTCATACCGGTCGGCCCATGCCACAAGGTTGTCTGTTGGGGGACTGAATGTTGCCATGTGTTGAGAATAGCAAAAGCCCCTCACCGAAGCGAGGGGCTTTGCTTAAAAGAGTTACTACTTCTTTTTCTTTCTCATGGCTGCTGCTTGTTCTGCAGCTTTCCCTGCAGCGCGCAAACTTTTTACAAACGCAGTTGTTGGACTACCACCAGACTTGGATGCTTTGTCGGCTGCAGCAAGGGCTGTTTTGTTTGCCGAAGACATCGCATTACCACCCTTAAACCTTATATTTGATGTTGCTGTCTCGCCCATTCCCGAACGACCAGCAGCGTCAGTACGCATCTTTGCGCTTGCTGCAAGATTCTTCTTTTGCGATAGAGTCAACTTGCTGGAATCAGCAGTCTTCCCTGTCTTCTTAGGTGCAACCATCTTCTTTGCGGGAGCCTTCTTAGCGGCCATAATCATTCCTCCAAATCGAGTAAGTGCATTTACCCTAACACAAACAAAACCCCCCGTCCGAAGACGAGAGGCTTTGCTTGAAAGGATCAGTTAAAAACTAATTACTTCTTCTTCTTGTTTCTTGCTGCATACGAAGCATCGGTGTCACTTACTTTGTAACCCTTTGCCTTCTTGACTGTTGCGTAATAAGCATTGCTTCCTGCTGCTGCGGTGGCGACACCACTTGCGCCACGGCGCTGTGCGGCCTTGACAGCCTTTGACTTTGCTGTCATTCCTTCGTCAGCCATGCGCTTAGCGGCTGCACTGGTGCCAATTTTTGCACCCATGAAGTCGGCTGGCTTGCGACCAGTAGCCTTAGCAGGTGCTGCTTTTTTTGCGGGAGCCTTCTTAGCGGCCATATGTATTCCTCCAAATCGGGTGGGTGAATTTATAGTAACACAAAACAAAAACCCCCCGCCCGAAGGCAGGGGGTTTCTGCTAATTCCTTGTCGGAAATTATTAGGCGTTGGTGCCGATGGACGAAGCCGACTCGATACGACGGAGGGCTTCCTGACGGAACACACCGTAACCCACGAAGTGCTTCCAACCCACAGGGCGGAAACGCTTGAGGAGGTCGGTCACTGTGCCGTACACGATCGTTGGCTGTGCGCCGTACTCGCCACCAAGGGAAACACCCTTAGCGAGAGCCTGGCGACCCATGATCAATGTGCCGTACACGTCGATGGTTCCAGCAGAACCGCTGTTGTTGGATGCGTTAGCAAACAATGGAGCGCGTGAGGACTCCATGAAGCGAACGCCTTCAAACATTCCGATTTCACCGTTGTAAATGCCTTCAGGATTTACATAGTTCGCTGGGGTACGCCATGCTGCTGCATCGGTTGCCGAACGGAAGTCGTAAGACACGTCGGGGTGGATGAAGCCAACATATGAACCGTTGATGGTTGGCACATTTGCACCACGCAACTGAGCGACGACTCGACGGACATCGTTAGCTGCAAGGGTGTCATCTGCGTTAACCGTTGTACGGCTTGATGGATCAACAGCACCACCGGTTGCGTAAATCACATTGTCGCCAGCCTGAACAACATTACGAGCGATGGTGTCAATTGACAAACCAGCGTTGTAACCAACAGCCTGAGCTGCAACTGGGTCAACAGGCATGAACGAAGATGCGCGCAACTTCGCTGTGGTGACAGTGGCGTTACCATACTCCTCAAGAGTAACGGTGACCTGGCTGTCAGACATTGAAACAGGAGTTACATCCTCGGCTTCGCCAAGAGGAGTAGTAGCTGCTGCAAGGTCAGCGAAGACGGTGAACTTGATAGATGAACCAGGGTTCGTTGCATTTGTTGCTTGAACATCTGCGAACTGGTCAAAGTACATCTCTGGACGGAGGGCAAAATATGCCATCTTTTCAAAGGCAATCTGATCAACCGAGAGGTTGGCGGTGCCGATTTCTGCTGCGTAATAGTCAGCCATTTGGTTTTTTCCTTAATAGGTAGAGGGGTTAAATTGATCCAAGGTCAATGCCTTGGGCTTGCGCCTCAGCGAAAACCGCCATCAATTCTTCCTCGGAACCAGCGTCTGCGATTCGCTTCATCCATGAAGGCCCATCTGATCCTGATTCGGCTCCAGCTGCAATCCTGTTGGACTGCTGCCATGCTGCCTTATCCGAGTCATTGACTGGGTTCTGGGGTGTAAGCAATTGTGCTTCTTCTGCGGCCTGTCGGATTGCATCCACAGTAAGTTCACCGTCGTAGCCTTTAAGGAAATACTTAAACCTTGGTTCGTCAGGGTTGATCCCTGCCTTAGTAAAAGTCAGTTCCCGCTGTGCTGAGTTGGCTTGTTCAACCAACCGACTTAGTTCTGCGTTCTGCTTTTCCAACTGCTTGAGCCTTGCTCGGACTGGGTCCTTGCGTGGTTCTTGCTGGTCGTCGTCCGAGTAATCTTCGTAGTCGATCTCTGACATTTGGCACACTCCGTTTTCTGCCCACACCACACTGGAGGGTTGTGGTGGCTGCGTTAAATTGTTACACCCCTATTTACGACATAGGCACGGGGGGGTTACCTATGTGTCTTCCCATCGGGATCAGACTTACAGTAACACAGGTATTTTTTTTATGCTACTGCCCTACAGTAGAAAGACCTGCGACACCTGTTTGACCTGTGGCGAAGCCACCACCAGATTCAAACGCTGCTTGTCGTCCACGCCTGCGAGCTGCAATTTTTTGGCGGGCTTCAGCGTTCGTGTTGAAGGTGCCTGCGATTTGTTCTTGCTGAGTGATTTGCTGTTCGCCTGCGAGCGACGTTTGGAACAGTTCCCGTGTGTCGCCTAAAGCGGTGAAGCCTGCTTGTGCTTGTTCTTGTGTGACACCGGCACGGGCTAGTTCTTCAGCCTGTTGCTGACCGAGGGTGAAGCCTGCTTGGGTTGTGGCTTGCGCTGCGATCTGGGCTGAACGGGCTTGACGCTCTGCTTCGTAACGATCAAAGGTCGGACGCATCCGTTCAGGATCAATGAAGTATGCAGCCAGTTCGCCTTCGTTGACACCGTAGAGACGCTTGAACTCTGCGATGACTTGAGGGTTGGACTGTCGAACAGCCTGATAGCCAAGTTGTGCGCGATCTCTTACTTCGTTGACGGAAGTCCCGCCAGCAATCCACGCTTGGAAATCGCTTGGTTGATCGTAAAAATCCGCTGGCAAACCGGCTTCTTGCAAAGCTGCTTTGTAATCGCCTTCAAGTTGCAAGTACCTAGTAACAGAATACTGTGGTTTTCCTTGGTCTTTAAGTGCTTTGTTTGCAGG